ACACATGTAGCTGATGAGCTTGGTGTAGTTGATCGTTCCGTCTGTATTCAGGCATTCACGACTCAGCTTCACGCCTGTACCAAGGGGCTTGATACCCACCTGCATGATCTTGTCCTTGACCGCTTCATCAGGTACGGTGTGAACCACATGACCGAGAAGGGCGTAAGTGGCAGGAATCATGCCGTCTGCACGGTGAACTGTTGCGGATAGACCGTATTTATGCCTTGCGGATAGGCTGTTGAGCACCTTGAAGAACTGCGTCATGGCGGTGGGCGTTCCCGCTACACGGTGACACTCATCCACGATGATTACATCCCACAGGTCTTTGTACTGAGCCAAATTCAATCGGCACATGGTCTGAATGGTGGCAAAGGTGATACCCTGACCGATATTCACCTTACCTTCGGTGATCGTACCAATGAGCCGTTTGTCCATGTACCGCTCGGCTCGTGCTTTGCTCTGATTGAGCAGGTCTGCCGTATGGGTCAGCCACAGAGCACGTCTACCGTAGCGCATCACAAGGGCAATGCCCATTTGGGTTTTTCCGCTTCCTGCGGGGCTTTGGAGTATGCCGTAGCGACATTCCTTCACCACGTTCACCGCATCGTCCTGATAGGAGTAGAGCGGTACTTCACCACCATAGGCGATCTCAACGGGTTCAGGGAACTCGCTCGTGCAAGGATGACCCCATAGGAAGTGCTGAACGTCTCGGAGAATGCCGAAAGGGAGAATCAGCGCATTTCCTCGGCGTTCGTAGAGGGAAAGGGTCTTGGGAGTGTTGCCCACCCAGAAGTGCATCCGCACCTTCTTGGCGTATTCGGGGTTGGGAATGACGAGGTGTTCTTCACACCAATCGTTCAAGGCTTGGGAAGGATTTTCGACCGTGATGGTCGCACCGATGCTCACTCGCATAGCTTCACCCATTCGTCCAATGTCACATAGCGGCGAATGTTTTCGGCCTTAATGAAGGAAATGGTCTTCTGAGCGATGAGAATGTCACGATGAGGAATCATGTGAATCGCACCGTCATTGAGCTTCATTGCAAACCATCCATCACCGTTGCCGCAATTCCCCCAAAGCTCCATTGAAAGGTCTTGGTTGTCTTCCATGCGACTCAGAGCGAAGCCCTTACCTGAACAAACCTTGCAGTCAATCAGGTAGGCCACTCGGTTTCTCGCGGCGAGTACATCGGCGGGTTGTCCTGCGCTGTTCTGTGCCATGTTGTGCGCCCAGAATCCGTATTCGGAAAGGCGTTCGCACAACTCAGCTTCAAAGGCGTTTCCGAGCTTTCGATTACTCATACTTGACCTCGTTCAGAATGTCGAGTACCCCTTCACCGATTATCCCTCGATTCGGCTGTGAGCCGATCACTCCCTTGGCTTCATCCACCAGATCGAGAATGGATTTGATGCGATCTTCGTAGAACTCAGCCGCATCGTCTCCCATGTACTCCCTCAGCAGGTCGATGAAGTGACGGTCTCTTGAAACTACCTCCCTTTTACCGTCTTTCAATCTCAGCATTGTTGCCATGGGCTTTTCCTCACACAGCCCCTAACGGGGCTGATTCACAGATGAAAGATGCAAGCGGGCGCGAGACCGTAGGCATAGCCGGCACCGTAGCCGTCCACAGTACCGTCAGAATAGACAAGGCGCACAAAGTGGGCGTACCCAGAGTAAGGAGTGCCGCAATGCCAAGGCGTACACGTCCACATCCACTCGTCAAACAGCGGAACGATCTTACGGTACTTGCGGTAGAGATCGCAGGAGAGAATGCCGATCTTGTCCACGCACTTACCATAGGCCGTATCGCCGTTATCGGCGGTGAGATCGGATTCAAAAGGAAGCAGGTCGTTCTCATCCATCAGGGAAAGGAACTCGGTGTTGAGCTTCTTGCGAGCACGAGACTTCGCCCAGTTGTTACAACCGTTGGGGTCGAACGCTTCCTCAGCGATGGGCTTGGCAGTCATGCACAGGACACCGCCCTGTTCGAGACCAAGCCGAATGAACTCGATACCGTGATACATGAAGTGCTCGCCATCCTTGATCTTGGAGAAGTCAGGACGCTTGGCATTCTGAATGGCGGTCTTGATCTTATCGAGGGTCTTGGACGCGCTATCTTCGGATTCATTGATGAGGTTTTCGATACTCTCAATCAGATTCATGATTCATACTCCTTCCGGTGCTTTGTGACCATACCGCTTCTGATACCATTCCTGAAAGGCTTTCTCATGAGCGGGGTCTTTGTAATACTCCAATATGGTATCGACCATACCGAGCAGGGGTCTTGCGAGGTCGGCTACCTGAGACGAACTAAGTGGATTACCCATCTTTCTTCTCCTTCGCTTCAAGGTCGGAGAGAATCTGCTTGACCATTTCAAGCACCCTCGTAGCTTTCGGGTAGGTGTTCACACCACTCAAAATCTGAGACATTTCGGGCGGCTGAACTACGATACCTCGCTCTCGCAGTTCAAAGATGAGCCGCACCTGTGTCATACCGAGGGCTTTCATTCTCTCTCGAATCTGGAACATGAACTTTTGTCACCTCTTTTCCGGATTTTTGTTGGATTAAGAAATCTGGTACATCTTGACAAACCCGGAAAATAGAGTTATTATTCTTATTGGTAGAACCACAACTCACCAACCGCTCGGAAGTGCCACCTTCTGAGGGGTCGCTTTCCTATTGTCAATCCGTATTTCGGACTTCTTGTTCTTATTATAAGTCCAAATTATGGAGTTGTCAATAGGTAAAGTGCGTTTTCTGGAATTATTTTACCAAGGAGGTCTGAATTATGGATTTCGCCACCAATTTGAAACGCATTTGTACTGAACGAGGGACTTCTCCTACTGCTCTGTTAAAGTCGATGGGTGTAGCTACATCCAAAGTTGCGATGTGGAATAGCGGCTCTCTCCCCAAGCAGGAAATGCTCATCCGTCTCGCCAAAGAGCTTGATTGTTCTGTAATGGACTTCTTTGCTGATGACGATACAATACATACACCTCTCATCGTTGAAGAATCAAAAGATGAAGATGAGAACGATATTATGCGTGTATACCGTTCTCTTTCTCGCAGAATGAAACACGAGTTCATGGCAATGGTATACGAATTTGAAAATCGGCAAGAATTAGAAGGGGATAAACCAAACGATCAATCGTCTGTTGTCTGAAATAAAAGAAAAGACGGTCATTCCCTATGAAGTCTTGAAAACTTTGCACAGGTTGACCGCAAGAAAACAGGCATTGGAGCGTAAGCTATGATGAAAGCTGTGATCTATGCTCGCTATTCGAGCCACAATCAAAGAGAGGAATCCATCGAAGGTCAGATTCGAGAATGTCAAGACTTCGCCGCTCGAAACGATATGACCATCGTTGGTGAATACATTGATCGTGCGATTTCAGGTAAAACCGACAATCGTGCTGAATTTCAGCGCATGATAAGAGACTCGGAACGTGGACACTTCCAAGTCGTGCTTGTCTATGCCATTGACCGCTTCGCTCGCAATCGCTACGATTCAGCTATCTACAAGGCCAAGCTAAAAAAGAATGGAGTTAAGGTATTCTACGCCAAGCAATACATTCCTGATACACCCGAAGGTATCATCCTTGAATCTGTCATGGAGGGCTATGCCGAATACTACTCTCAAAACCTCGCCATCCACATCAAACGAGGAATGAAGGAAAATGCCCTTCAATGTAAAGTCACGGGAGGAACAACCCCTCTCGGCTACCGCATCGGAGAGAATAAAACCTACGAGATCGACCCTGCGGGTGCAAAGATCATCCAAGAGATATTTCAAATGTACGCTGACGGTTCATCGGCTACCCAGATCATCAACTACTGTAATGAACAAGGTTATCGTACCACTCGCGGAGGTAAGTTCAATAAAAATAGCCTAAGAACGATACTCCTCAATGATAAATACATTGGTGTCTATCGCTACGAAGACATTGAGGTCGAAGATGGAATCCCTGCGATTATCACCAAGGAGCTTTTCGAGAAGGTTCAGGCCATGTTCCACCACAACCATGCGGCAAGGGCGAAGACCAAGGCCAACGCAGACTACCTCCTTACGACTAAGCTGTTCTGCGGACATTGCGGCTCGAACATGGTTGGTGAGAGCGGTACGGCTCGTAATGGTGATACTTATTACTACTATAAGTGTTCTAATCGTAAGAGGAATCGTTCTTGTGATAAGAAGACAGAGAAGAAGGATTGGATTGAGGAGATCGTAGTTCGCCATACCGTTTCCACCGTCCTCACGGATGAGAGCATTGAACTCATCGCTACCAAAGCAATCGAACTCATGG